CGGTAGCGTAGGTTTTCGCGTGCGGTTTGTTCTTCTCGTCGCTCCAGCGAACCGTGAATGCGCAATTCATTAGAGACGTCATGTAGCCTCCAACTTCTTGCGTTTGCGGCGTTGTTTCTTGCGAAGTGCTTTTTTAGTCACGACTCCTCAATCTCCAAACCTCTCATACATGCAGGTTTCGTGCATGTCTGGATAGTCTTTTCGCTCTGCATCAGATTTAACGAGTGCCAAATTACACATACTACATCTGCCGTACGGTGCGGTTTTTTCAAATTCAGCTAGCTCAGCGTCTTGTTTAGGTCTACGCTTGCTGATTCGGCCGCAAATACGAGCTGCTTCCCGATTGAGTGCAAAGCCTGTTTTGCTGCCTCTTGATCTCGATCCACCCTTTCTGCCGATTTCACGGTAGAAGTTTGGGTTTTTCGCGAGAATTGTTGCGGCAGCTTTTCTGCCGCCGGCTTCCGTTCCTGCCATGATTCTCCTTTCCTTAAAATGGTATTTCGCTCAAATCAATTGGCGTGTCGAGGTCGATATCCTCTACTGGTTTCGCCGCTTGGTTGGTTGTAGCATTTGCCGCTTTAGCATCATCTTCGGCGTATCGCTCGGTAGCTGGCGCGGCGTTATTGCCGCTACCCTTTGCATCGCTCAAGAACTGGAACTGGTCGATGATGACCTCAGTGGCTTTACGCTTGATGTCGTCCTTCTCCCAGATTCTCGTTTGCAATCTGCCGGTTATGCCAATTTGCTTGCCTTTCGGTGCATATTCTGCCAGCAGTTCAGCTGCCTTATTCCAGGCGACACAATCGATGAAACTAGCGTCGGCATCCTTGCCGTAGCCGTCAACCGCTAGTGCGAATGAGGCTACGGACTTGCCGCTATTCGTCGTTTTGACCTCAATGTCTCGGACGACGCGACCGATTAGAGTTACGCTATTTATTGCTGCCATATTTAGAAACTCTTTTCTTCGCGAATCTCCACGCCTGGGATTTCACGTAATCCATTGGCGATGGCTTCGCGGATTAGTTTGTCGCTTGGCTCGCAGAGATAGCGCGGCACTAATTCAGGGTTGGTGACCGTGAACACCGTCTTGGTTTTAATGCCAGATTTGACGGCTGGCTTCTGCGATTTAGCGGCTTTGGCTGCTTCAGCCTCTGCAATCTCCTGTTCGCGTTTACGCTGTGCTGCCAGCTTGGCTGCTTCAGCTTCGTCGCGTTCAGCGGTCGTCAATTCATCTTTACGCGTCAACAACTCGTTGATGGCTTTGGTAAATGCCAGCTTGATTTCAGCGTGGTTCTGATCAGCTTCTGGCAACTCAGCGAATACCTGCTTCAATTCAGCGCCTCGCTCGTCGCAGGCTTTCTGGCTGCGTAGTGATTTGGCGTTGGTAGCGAACTTGGCGCAGATAGCCTCAACGCGTGCCGCTTCCTCTTTTGCCAGTCGCTCCTGCTCCTCCTGGTAGGCTAGAATCTTTTGACTGATATTCTCCAGGGCTTCTTCGGCCGGTGCGAGAACATCCTTTTCAGCGTCGATAAATTGCGATTTGACGCTGTCAAAGTTGCGAGTGATCGCCAGCCGAGCGTTCTTGACTTCGGTGCGGTGTGAGGTGATCAGCTTGCGGATAGCAACTGCTTCTTTGGCGGTAGCGTCGTCAATTATCTCTTTGGCTTTGGCCTGCTCAAGCAATTCTTGAGATTTCACTTTGAACGGTGATATTGTTGCGACTTGTGAATCGACGTATTCTTGTAGTTGTGACATGTTCCTCCTTTATTTCCTGTCTGCTTCAGATTTACCAAGGCGAGCGTCAGTCATCTCGACGCGTGAGCTTGGAATGGTTGGTTTGGCAGCCGCTTCAATCTGTTCTCGGCTTGCCAATGTCGGCGCCGGTGCAATCCACGCGTACTCAGCGTCGCCTCTTACTCCATCGACGATTTTCGTGAAATCTGGCTCAATGTAGCGGCCTAGCCGGCCAGTGCGGTCTTTGGCGACGTACTTGTCGCTGGCTGGGTCAACGATAATCAATCGCTTAGTGTCGCCAGTTTCGGTATCATTGATCGTCGTCATGTAGCCGACGATATCCACCAGATTGACCAGTTCCTCAGATAATCTTGTGGCGACCATTGGACGTTTAATGACGCGGCCGTCGTCGTCTTTCTCCTGAACGTGCGCCACGATGACAATATGCTTGCCGCTGTCGCGCATGGTTTTCAGAAAGTTTCGCATGGTCGATTTCAGCCAGCCCCAGCCAGCCATGGTCGGGTTGCCGTCACGCTGGACAAGTTTGCTGTCGGCTCTATTTCGCATGTAGGCGATCAACTTCTCCATCAGCTCGCCAATCGGGTCGATGATTACCGTGTCGTAGTCTTCAGTGAGTGCAATTTGCATGAACTCCTGCATATCGTCCCATTTTTCAATCAGCGCCACGTCGGCCGCGATGCCGCGAAGTCCGAAGTATTTACTACCGTTTTCGCAGTCAGCGATAATCGGTCGTGGTGCGGTGGCTGCAAACGTTGTTTTACCAACACCGCCCTCGCCGTACACAACCATCAGAATTGATGGTTTTTCGGTCGGATCTAAACTATTAAAGACTTTCATATTCTCCTTTCTTTTATAGGCTCCAGTCGCCCAGCTCCCTCACTTCTTCAATGAGGAAATTCGGCTCGCTGTCGCCAAACTTTATGATTTCGTCAACACACGTACGCAGCTTGCGTTCGCCGGCTTCAACAAAGTCGATGCCGGCAATCATGAATTGCACGCGGTATGGTGCGACGGACTCAACCACACAGTAGGCAAACTTGACTAGCGCCGGGTCTAGCTCTAAGCTTGATGCCGTCACCAGCGTGTAAACTGCTGATTGTAAATCGTAGTGCATTGACTGCGCGGTTTTGAAAAACTTGTCGAACTTTGCGGTAGTTTTCAGGTCGGTTATCATGGCCGATTCACCAGTACGAATCAGTACATCAGCCTTACCTTTCATATCTACGCCGTCGGCGGTGCGAGCGTACATTTCGTGCTCAAAGGTTGCACCTTTGGCAAAAATGTATTGCTTTGCTAGCGGGTGATTCTCGATATTTTTCAAAATCTGATCAGCGGCTTTGAACATATCCAGGGTGATAATGTGTTTGCCGGCGGCTTTTTGCTCGTCGCGCCACGCTCGAGCAGCACTTGACCGAAAATCAGGAAAGGTGCTGATGGCGAATTGATCCTCGCCGCCAAGCACTAGCATATGCACTAGCTGTCCCAAATCGATAGCTTTGCTGTCTAGGTCTGGCAGGTCTCCACGTTTAGCGGCAACTGCATAATCGATGCCGTGGTCGAGAATCAACTTCATTGACGAATATGACCACTCTGGTCGGCTATAGTAAGCGTCTGCCACTTACGCCTCCCCCGCCAAAGCTCGGTCGAGAAATGTCGGATCGATTAGGTTTTCTAATTTCTCCAGCAAACTATTTTCGTCCATAGAACTTTCCCTCAATCCACTTCATGCCTTTGTCAAAAATCCGCAACCACTTCGCTGCTTTGACCGACTTGTCGAAGTCGTGGTCATCCAACTCGCGCAAGCTGTCAATCACCCTATCGAGAGGTTCGCGTTTATGTACCGTCACCAGCTGAACTGGTGACGGCATCACGTTTACGTGTATCTTCATCGCCAAATCTCCTTTCGCGATTTTAATTCTTGTATAGCTTCGTCGAACGCACCGTTCGCAAACAGCACGACTGCCAGAACCGCAATTGCTACGAACTGCACCCACCAGAGACGCAGATCTGTTGGCTCGCTGATTGCGATTATCGCGGCTGGTAGCCCGACTACCCAGCTAATGATTTTTTTGATCTGTTTGTTTTTCGCTGCCATTTTTCAGCTCCTTTCGTTTTACGTACAAGAGTGCTCGCAGTCACTCTCGTACTGGTTGGATATCTTCGCCTGTACATCCTGACAAAATGAACGTGGTTGCTAATTATTCCTAGCCAACTCTCCGCTTTTGCCAAAACATACATCTGACGTTTGATGAAGCTACAAAAACTGAACGTACAGGATTTCTAGCCTCATTTTTACGTCAAATAAAAAAGAATCGACGCGAAGTCGATTCATGGTTGATAGATTTGACTAACAGAGGTAGTCGCTGTTTATATCATGTAAGAATATTTCGTGATTTATATACTTTCGGGAACCATAATACCTAGTTGCTCGGCCAACCGATATGATGATTGCTTATTACCAGCTAGACAGTGCACCTCGTGACTATTCATGGGATACGACATCTTTTTTCCTGCCAACCATAGTCTGCCACTAGGTGCGGTGACTCGTATACACAATTCACCATTAATGTACGCGTCCTCGATAAGAAAACCACAATTGCGTAGACCATTCCAGAGTGCGCTTTTCCGATCAGAGGTAGAGAAAAGACTACTCATGTCTTTATTGTATCACACTCTGACACACTATAGGCAGCGCGAAAGACACGCACCATCAGCGGCCTCCATCAGCCCTTCTGCTAGTGCTGTCAATTTTTGATCAACATTACTACCGGTAGCTATCTGTGGAATAGGGTTGGCTTCAAGAAAGTATGGGGTACCAGTCTTTGCCTCACATATAATATCAAGGCCAGTCATTTCCCGATATAGAGTTCGCGACATAGTCTTTGCTGTACGTACCGCTCCAGAAGAAACTTTTTCAATAGGGATAATCCTGGCTAATGCACCAGCTGATATATTATTAAGATGACTATCCCCCTTGCCTATGCGCTGAATAATTAGCCTAATCTTACCACCAACCATAAAAAAGCGATAGTCTGAATTATTAGAAGCTATGAATTGCTGTACTAAGAAGGGGTTATCCTGGGTATGTTTCTCCCTATAATCCGTAATTTCTGAGACTGAAGATAGAAGATGGTTATCCTGACCACGACTTGCGCTAGCTTTCTTAAGTATAAAAGGCTCATCAAAGTCCTCCCTTCTCATATATTGTTGTAGTGCAGTAATATTTGCACAGAATAAAGTACGCGGGATCAAGATATCGTTTAGGGCAGCTCCCATCATTTGCGATAACTTAGAGGTAGATCGATTATGGAGCGCCTCACTATTCATTATAGTAATTTTATGGTGATTCAGATATAGCGCTAAGGCATAAACAATATCACCATACATCATACAGCTAAACCAATTAACCAGCATGACTGCTGCGCATTCTCTTAGGGCGATATTCGTCCTAGTATCAATCACCTCGATTTCCCAAGTTGATATATCAAACAGGATATCGTCAAAACTAATATACCGAACCTCAT